AATGTCTCGCCGCAACTGGTCAAACGCTTGAGCGCATCAATGACAAGATTGATGACGTGCACACAAAAGTCACCAAGGTTGAAACGCTTTCAGATAATATGAACAGGGTGACAACTGAAACCGGAGCGAATGTTTTCAAGTTACTTGAAGACGTGAGGCTCAAGGAAGCTGAAGAGCGCGGAAGGGCGCAGGCTTTAGCAGTCAGGGGGGAACAATGAAGCCGGGAATCAAAACGAGTGAGATGATTATCACGTTAATCGGCATGATTGGCGGTGTGGTGCTTGCCAGCATTGAAGGCAACCAATGGACTCAAATCATCGGCGGCATTCTTGCTGCGGTATGCGGTGGCAGCTACACAATGGGCCGCAGTATGGTCAAAGGCAAAGAAGCCATCGGGGCCGCCCAGGTTCAAGCGGCGCGTGAGCTCGCAAAAAAGCAGGGCCCCGAGAGCTAATCAATGCGGCTCTCGCTGGGGCAAATCAGGCTTCCAAAATGGCGGCGGGTTCGGGACTCTTTACGCTTGGCGCTGGCATTATCAATGATGTTGGCAAGCTTGATGCTGCTCTTAACACTCGAATCAATGAAAGCGTGTCTCTATTTGCCAGCGGCAGCGTGGACACGTCTAGGAATTGGCAAGCGATGACCGGGCTGAAGGTGCAATGGTGATGGGCAGAGTCGGCCAATACTTCAACGCTTCAGAGTTTGCTTGCCCTTGCTGCAATCTATCAAACCCAAGCCAGCTCTTGGTCAGCATCTTAGACGAGACCCGCAAGGCTCTTGGCGTACCGCTTCGAATCTCCAGTGGTTTGCGCTGTGAGTCTCACAATCAAGCAGTAGGCGGCGCCTCCAAGAGCTGGCATTTGCCCCGTGGCGGTGTTGGATATGCGGCGGACGTTACTTATTCAGAAAGCACCAAACGCCACGGAGAACATATTCTCCGGCTATACGTGGAGCTTGAGAACGTGGCGAGGCGCCGGGGTGTGGCCTATGGCCTTGGTTTGTACAATGGCTGGGTTCACCTCGACACCAGAGGCGAGCAAGGCGGAGGAATGGCGAGATGGTCCAAATACAGCTGGCCGCGTTGAGTCTGGCTCAATACTTCATATGCGGCGGATACGTCTGCGCGATTGTTTAAAATGGCCCCACTCTAAGTCTTGAAAATTTTGAATCTGTTTGAGGGATTCGCAATATTCCACATTCTTGCGAGCGGGGCCGGTGTTTAATCGTTATAGGCTTTCTCTATCTTTCGCCGCAAGTTTTCGCGGGCATATTTTTCATATGCTTCGCGGACTAACATGGCGACGCCGACAGCGCCGAAGAGTCCAAGCGTCCAGCCCAAGAAACTTCCCATCATTGTTTCCCCCTAAATGGCTTTTCTTTGAGGCCATATTTTGAAGCGTAAATCGTGCAAGACCTTTCCGCAGCATAATCCGCAGCCTCTCTTGGCTCCATGCCTTCGGCCACCTTTTCTTCCCACAAGTCACTGAAATACTGGTACTGCTGATCCCACATGATGGACGGGACGGGCTTATCGTATTGCTTGCCGAACAAGCCCGTATGAATCTCGCTCTTCTTCGAAATTCTTCTGATGCGGTAGAACAGAGACAATGAAACCACGACGCACCCGGCAGCTAGAAGGCCGGGGTGAATCCCTCTTTCGTAAAGCCTGACGACAACAAGAGAAAGAGACGCAACAAAGACAGCCCACCAAGCCAAAACAATGAACAGAGTTTTAAGCACGGCCACCACCTCCCAGCAGGCGCAGAAACCCCTTGGGGCGCGGAGCTGGCATCGTGGCCGCTGCTTCTGCTTCCAATATCTCTTCGGCCTCACTCACGCGGCGATAGACCGCGCGCAGAGAATGAACAGCCTCCTCGTAGATAGCCGAGACCGCTTTGAGCTTATCGCAATCGTTCGTCCAGCTCTTGCCCTGAAGTTGACCGCCGCAGTCTGCAAATCCCATACACGTCATGCGGATTTCCTCCATCAGTCTCTGGACGTTCTCCAAGTCAATTTGCTCCGGCGTCTTTTCAATCTTCTTTCGCTTTCCCATCACTCACCCCCCTCGATGATTGCAGCCAGCCCGGCCCGGTCTTCGTCTGAGTAATCTACAAAACGTTCCAGCTCCTGAGCCCTCATCTTCTCAGAATCTTCTTTCCTGAGCTTATCGAGCCGCTTCGTTTGCTGGACCAGTTCCGCAAGCGTTTTGTTCCTTTCACCAACGGCAGCACGCTCAAGTGCAAAGCTTCGTTGAAGACCAAAGTGAGCCACGGTCATGGCTACGGCTGCGACGAAGAGCAGGCCCTTGAACCACCAGCCGTCGTTTTGGTTTTCTTGTCTGGGCGCACTGGGGCGCCGGTCCATAATATCTCTCATCAAATACCCCTTATTTTTTTGGCCTCACTTGGCCTTTTTGGTTTCTTCTTCATCCCCGGGCCAGTTTTTGCGACTATGGGCCCGACCCAGCTCGTATGCTTTACGAGGCAAAGGATTTAGACACTTTTCACAAAGCCAGTATGGTTTCCCGTCGGCCTTAGTAAGTTTCAATGTGACATCCGTCCGGATGCAGCCTTGGCAGTAACTTGTTTTTTTAAACATCACCGCCGCCAGCTTCCCGGTTCATGGTATTCCGTCATTGCGTTTTTGCGCTGATGATTCAGCACTTCAGAACGCAAGCGGTCAATCAGCTTCCGGCTTTGGCGCTTCTCGTAGAGCACCGAACAAATCAGACCCAGCGCAATCACGCCGAACCCATATAGAATTACAATTCCCATTTTAATTATCCCCCAAATACAGGCAGCGACCGGCTGCCGATTTGTTCATATTTTGCGCAGCCCTTTCGCTGCTCTTCCCCACCAAGCGGCGCACCGCTCAAGTTACAAACCCATTGCCCTCCCCTCCCCTCAATCACTGGCTTGCCGTGTTTGCAGCTTCGGCAAGTTTGAACCGGGCCGATGATTTCGGCTTGGCAAGCTTCGCGGTGGTGACACCAGCGGCACTGATAGTAATCTTCCCGCTCTGAAATTTTAGCCGGTGGCTCCGACGATTCAATGATTCGCCGGGCTTTTTCCATGAGTTCCCCAGCAAAGTATTTGTCATACTCGCCCCGCTCAAAATAAATCCGGTCCGAGTCTTTACACACCGCGAAATAGGCCCAGCGGCTCAAGCCGAACAAGTGACAGTACAGCTGCATCTGCGCGAAGTGCATCGGCTTCGCTTTCCTGACTCGCTTCTTCTCTAAGTCGTCAAAGCTTTTCCGGTTATGCGTCTTGAATTCGGCACAATGCCACGTTTTTGGGGCCTCCTTAAGCCCAAGTAGGGCCGAGTCCATGGAACCGCCCAGGTGGCCACCTAGGGCACTGGCGCGCCATTGTTTGCCAATCTCTGGCCCCTCGCTGACTTCAACGCCAGCAGAGCGCAAGTCTGAAATCAGCCAGGTCTCTTCAATCTCACCGCGGCGAAATAGTCGAAGAATCCGGCCATCGAACTCCGGCGGACGCCACCAGCGCCAGTTATACCAAATCTTTCTTTCACAATCGTCACCAAGCCCAGAACAGCCCAAGTGGTCACGTTGCCACGGGCTGGCGGCGCGGCGAATTTGATGATAAATCTCTGCTATTGTTGGCGATTGCATCTTCGGAAGTTTTGCCATCAGAAATACCCCCGGCTGGCGGGTGCGAATCACTCCCGCCAGCCCCTGGTTTGATTGTTTAAAACGGAACCGTTCCCTGTCCCTGATTTCCGCCCCATGGTGGCGCCGCTTGCGGTTCACCCGCTATCGGTGCTTGAGCTGGCTGGCCCATGTCTGCCTGCTTCGGTGCCGGGTAGTAGGCTGCGACGGCGTTTGAAGCCTCGTATCCGTTGCTTGCTGGCTTCGTCTTAACTTGAATCCGAACCAGTTTACCGTGAATTTCGCTGGAGTCTTGTGGGCTATGGTCAATACCGGCGGCGCGCAGTGCTTTCTTCCACTGCTTGCGCCCAATCTCTTGTGCCTGCTCGCTGCTGTGAACAATGGTGATTTTGTCCCAGATGAGGCGCCGCTCATGTGGGCCGCTCTGAATCTGCCAAGTGAGCTCAAGAATCTGGCCATTGCCCGAGCGCGTAGGCTGCACTTTTGATTCTGTGACTTTCGCGAGATACTTGCCCTCAGGCAGCAGGCCGTACCCTGTTCCCGCGTCCGGTCCAATGTCTACGTTATCGATGTTGATGTGAGATAAGTTTGCCATCTTGTTTATTCTCCTAGGATTTTGGTTTTAATTTGCGACAAGTCGCAGGGTTCAAAAAGTTCAAGCGCGCCGCTTCTGTCTTTCGCGGTGTGCGTGCCGTTGGCGTTCGTCTGAAGCCATCGCTGGATATTGCCCTCTTCGTCAGTGTGAACACGGAGAGCGAAGACTTCATCGAAAAAGTAGGCCAAGCCCTGGGTCAGGTTCTTACCCGGCATCGATGGGCCAAAAATCATAGAGCCATCGTCTAGCTGGGTTCGTTCCTGCTTCGCGGTCATGTAAACGTGCCGCTCTGGCAGGTCTCGAAACGCGCGAATCAAACTGGTCATTTGGTCCGCCATTTGGCCATAAGCGCGCATCGTGTTTTTGTTCTCTGCTTTCTCGTGAGCCAGTGAGACTTCCGCGATTTCAGAGATTGAATCCAGGCATACCCATTGGATGCCCTGAGCTTCCTTGGAACCCACCGCCCATTTATACGCTTCTTGGATATCGGCGATGCTCTTAACTTCAATCGCTGTGATATCGTGGTCACGCAGAGAGAGAAGGCCGCCCTCTGCACTAATGACGACCGTAGGGGCGCCGGTTGTTGCAGCGAGCCGCGTCTTACCTGCGCCAGCTTCGCCATAAATTACCATTTTGAGAAAGTGACCGCCGAGGTCGTTTGTCTTTGTTATCTTCATATCTTTAGCTCGTCTCTGTTTGGGTTGTGGTATTGCGGAAACCAAGCGACTTTTGAGCCATTGGCTTCTACTTTAATTTCACCGGGCATTTCTGGCATTTCAAAATAGCGCAGCCCCGGCGCGTTGTAGGTTCTCTGGATTTCCCATTTACCGTTATCAAGCAGCTTCCAGATGCTGCCGCCGTCGTATTCATCAATCATGTTATACCCCTGCGCAATGTGTTGGTGCCCCGGCGGGATTGCGCGACCCGCCGAGGCTTGACCGACTAGGCCGAAGGGTTCAAGCTTCGCCGGTCAATCTGAAATTTTCGTGTGATTCGTTGTGTATGATGAAGCCACCATCTCGCGCATCGTATCGTTTGATTTTGACTGTGTCAGGCTTGATGCTTAAAGCCTCAACCCATCCATGCGTTCGATGATAAACTTCAACCTTGCCGCCAGAGCGGCGCATTTTATAAGCCATCAAGGCCATCAGAAACCCCCTTGTTTTTTGTTTTCAATCTTCGCAATCGCTTGCGCGTTGCTGTCTTCGTGCGTGATTCCATAGCTGTAGAAATCACCTATAAAGTAATAAGTGTTGTGCTCTGGGCGGTACTCGTAGACGTGATTGCAAGCCCAGTCGATTCGGTACTTGTCGAGCGTCATTACTCACCCCCGCCGAGTCTTGCAATCGTGCGTTGCGCGGCTTCTCGCTCGCGGCGTTCGTGGTCGAGTTGTTTTTTTAGTGCATGGTTTTCGGCGCGAAGGGCTAAAAAGTCTGTCATGCGGGCCATTTCGCGATGAACTGCCGTCCACAGGCTTGCGCCGTGGCGATCATATCCTGAAATGTCTTTGACGGCACTGAATTCATTTTGACAGATGGCATCGTCGATGCTGATGGTGCGGCTTTCGTCGCCGATCCAACAATCGAAGCCGGGGCTTCCTGTTCCATCGTCATGCACAAACTCTGCCCTGATTTGAATTTCTTCTCTCATCGTTCTTTCTTTCGTTTGTTTGTTGGTGGTTGGCCATATTAGGCCCAGTCATTGAATCGCCAATCACAAAGAACGCATAAGCCTTGTTCGTCCCGGGCAATTGTAGCCACAAGCACGGCGCTTGCCTTTTTGCCGTTGAGTTTAAAGAACCCACGGGCCACAGGCTTGGTCTGAATGCCCCTTACGCTGCTTGGGTCCAACTCGGATAAGTCGTCCGTGATTTCAATTGAAGAGATAAGGCGGTCGAAAGTGCTGCGTGCATATCCGCGCTTGCCTGGGCAGTTGTGGATGGTGTGTTTTTTCTCTTGTGTGTGTCGCTCTCTGATCATCATTCTTTCTTTCGTTCGTTGCGGCGTCATTGCCTACTCTCTGATTATGCCCATAGTTTGCGCTTGCCGTCAAATACTTTTTAATGATAAAACAAAGAAAACATAAACAAGGGAGTTTTTTTATGTCAGAAAGTACAGTTTATGGAATTAAAATTTCCACAGAAATTTTAGAGCGGGCCGATAGAGTGGCCGAGGATTTAAGTAAGGACGTTCGGCGCTTTCCAAGCGGACAAGCCGGGCGGGCTGACGTTGTGCGTCTTGCAATAATTATGGGCCTTGATGCACTGGAAGAGGCCAGGAAATAATTCAAAGAGGGGGTTGAGATGATGGCGGGATTTACGGCGGCGGACTGGTCCAGTTTGGCCGAAATATTCAATGGGCGCTTACTGCGCGGCGAGCGCGGAACAAATGCAGTAAAAACAGAAGGCTGGAATTTATTCAGCACCGGCAACACGGTAACAGCTGAAGAGCTGGAAGCGATTGACGGCGAGGCTCCGGCGTTTAACCTGGGTATAAGAACAGGGCGCGGCCTGGTTGTGGTGGATATCGATAAGCCAGAGAAAGAGCCTTTAATCAGGGGAATCGTTGGCCATAGCAACTTCGAAGTACAGACGCCGCGCGGGCGGCATCTCTACTTCAGGACCGACCCAGGGGCGAAGATTCCATCTCGTATCATGGGCGGTGTGGATATCTTCTGCAGTCCAAGCGGTGACAGCTCCAAGGGCTCTTATGTGGTGGCGCCGGGGAGCGTCAGGACCGCTGACAGAGATTTGAAGCTTAAAGGCTACGGCGTTGAACGGGCTGTTTATGATTTAGTTGTCTTCGATGGCATCGATGATTTCGAGGATTTAGCTTACCGCTCCCCTGATGTGATTTTTGAACTCATGCGGGCAATCGGGACGAGTGGGCCGGTTGGGACGGTCTTCCCGCCGGGAGGGCAACCTGGGAATATCTTTGACGTATCGGCGGTTAAGATACCGCACGACGGGCGGCCAGTGGGTGAGAACCAAGGGCGCAACAATGCGGCGGCCTCACTCGTTGGGCAGTTCATCCACGAGGGTGATGATTTCAATCGGGCTTTCAAGAAAGTTTCGGACTGGAATGAAAGAAACCCGGTCCCGCTGGAGGCCAGGGAGCTGCACAAAACAGCGGTTTCAGTATTCAAGAGCCACCAGCGAAACCATCCAGAAGATAAGCCCATAGAGCCTACCAGCGAGCCCATACGCATCAAAAAGCCCAAGACTGTTATCAGTACACTACCGGCGAAGCTTCACACCATACCGGGCATCCTGGGCGATTTTGTCAGATGGTATATGGAGACGGCACCGGCGCCACATGTGGAGATGGCGGTACAGTCTGCGCTGGCTCTGGGCTCGGTCGTCCTTGGCCGCAAGTACGTGACAACGGAATCAAACTTTACAAGCCTTTATTTCCTAACCGTGGCCAAGAGTGGCACCGGCAAAGAATACGGCAAAAAGGCCATTGAGAAAATTCTTGACGCGGCGGGTCTCGATGACCTGATAGGCGGCAGCGGTTACACGTCACCGGGCGCGGTATATTCAGAGCTTCGGGATCGTCCAACGCACATCACCGTGATTGACGAGTTCGGGAAGTATCTTCAGGCGTGCAGCGCGTCGGGGAATAGCCAGCTCCAAGAAGCGGTGACGACTCTTGTCGAGGCTTTTGGGCGGCTCGATGGTACGCTTAGACCGCGCGCATACTCTTCGATGGGTCTGACAGAAAAGCAGAGGGGCGACGTTGAGCGGCTCAAGGTGACGCGGCCAGCTATCACGCTGTACTCGATGACCACGCCGAAGCAGTTCTACAGCGCCATAGGCGAGGCCGATATCGAAGCGGGGATGCTTGGCCGGTTTCTTGTGGTCAACAGTGACGCGGAGTGTGGAGCTCGTAAGCGTGGACAAGCTAAAGCGGCGCCACCGGCTGGCGTTGTTCGGTGGGCTCAATCCATGCGGGATGCGGGCGGTGGTAATTTGGCCGGGGTTGAAGTTCACGACGTGGCGCCGAAGACCGTTGAGCTTGAGTTCACCCCGGCGGCCTATGAAGTGCTGGATGCTTTCGAGGCCGAGACCGTGAAGAGGCGCCGCAGGCTTTCCAATAGCGGCATGGATGTTTTGCTGGCTCGCTCTGTAGAAATCGCAATGCGCTTGGCTGCCATTGTGGCTTGTTCGAAGCAATCGCCGCGGATTGACCGCGAGGCCATGGAGTGGGCGGTGGTTTATTCTGGCCATGCATTTAATGGGCTTGTTGAAGCCGTTGGGACCCAGATGACCGGGAGCGAGTTTGGCGCAAGGCGTCAGGCGATGCTCGAAGCTATTACGGCAGCAGGTGAGCGGGGCATGACTGACCGGGACTTGAAAAAGCGGTTTAGAAACTTGAAGCCGAAAGAGCACGCCGAGGCCGTGAGGGCCCTGGTTGATGCTGGCGAAATTGCACTGGTAGAAATTGAGCATCGGGGGGCGGGCAGAAAGCGCCGCGCGTTCGTTGCAATTGAAGAAGAAATATAGGGGTTTCTGATGAGTGATTTAATAGCTGAAACAAACAAGAAGATTAAAGACAGCGGGCGGCCAATTATTGCGTCGGTGTCCGGCGGTAAAGATTCAATTGCCATGGCGCTATGGCTGAAAGAAAACGGGTTTGAAGAAACAAATCCTGTTTATTACGTTTACGCCGATACAGGATGGGAACACCCTGTGCTCTACGAATATATAGAGAAAACGGTCAAGCCTTTGCTGGGCGATAAGTTCCATAGAGTCGTCAGCGAAAAATACCCAAACGGGATGATGGACATGGTGGCAGGAGAAGGGGCTTTTCCCAGCCGCCGCATGCGATTTTGTACACGCATCCTAAAGACAGATCCCATCAAGGCGTTTATCAAATCAGTGGGGAACGACCCGCTGCCAGTCAATGCGATAGGCATAAGGGCCGCCGAGAGCGTGGCGCGCAGCAAGATGGATCTCTGGGAACCGGGGAGCATATTCGGGGCAAATGTCTGCGACACCTGGCGCCCCCTGATCTCCTGGGTTGTTCAAGACGTGGTGGATATTCACAAACGCCACGACCTGCGCCCATGCCCTCTATACCTGAAAGACAAGTACCCCGCCGAGCGCGTCGGCTGCTGGCCTTGTATCATGAGCAAAAAAAGCGAGATCAGGGCCATGGTAGAAACTGACCCAGGGCGTCTGGTTCAAATTAGGCAGCTAGAGGAAAAAGTCTCTGAAATAGCTGAAGAAAGATACAAGAAAAAAGGCGAAACATTTGAAAGCCTTGGATTTAAAAAGCCCGCATTCTTCCAGGCAAAGACCGGCGGAACGGGAGAATGTTGGCCAATCGATAAAGTGGCCAAATGGGCAAAAACAGAAAGAGGCGGTCACCAATACGGCCTTGAATTGTTTTTACCGTCTGACCCTTCAGAACGTGGGTGCCAGATGTGGGGGCTCTGCGACGTACCCGACGAGAATGGGGAGTTTTCAGAGTGATCAAAGATAAAACCTTGAGGGCCTGCGCCGCCTGTGATTGCGTGTGGCGTGGGCCCATTTTCTGCCCAGAGTGTGATGAGCCGACCGGCGAACCCATCAATGAATCACTTTATGAGGCATATCTTGAGCTCATACTTACCCTGATGCCCGACGATACCAGGCACGACAACTGATGTGACACGACCCCGAAAAGCTGATAAAATTGCAGAGCTCTAAGAGAACCGAGCGCACTTCTTAAAATCAAAAATCCTTAAATCTGCCCAATCTGGGCAAATACGCCGCGGCGTATTGATTGCAATAATATCAAGCACTTGAGCACTGTTTTGAATTGTGCCCAGACCCCCCTATACCCTTTCTTTTTTGCTTCGATTTTCAGAGAAGGGGGGTACCCCTGTCCATAATCCCATAATTAGGAAGTAATACATAAAGAGTAATAAATATATTAATAAAAACAAGGATGTTGCGTTTTCTTTGTTATCAAAAAATACGCCGCGGAGGGTACCGGCGAATTGGGCGTATTTGCGCACCGCGTCAGAGATGAGAGCAATATGGGACCATTTTTGTACCTGTTTAACGCAGTGCAGAAGAAACGTACTTTTTCGGGTTTGGTTGTTCTTTTTTTGGATTTGCCTATAATGCGGACAGGGGGCAAAAATGGCCGAGCCGAAGAAGAAACGCATCAACACGAAAGCCAAAGGGACCCGGCTGGAGCACAAAACTATGAGAGTTTTGGAGGCGGCGGGCTATAAGTGTTGCCGCAGTGCGGCAAGCTTGGGTGAGTGGGATGTTATCGCTATTGGACCGGCTGGGGTAAGGCTGGTTCAAGTTAAAGCTAATCGGCGGCCTGGTTCGGTTGAGATGGAGACGCTGAACTCTTTTGTGGCGCCGGACAATTGCAGCCGCGAGGTGTGGGTGTGGAAAGACCGAGCTCGTCAACCGATTATAGAGGTGCTTTGATGGAAACCCAAAGAGTCAATATTTCCGAGCTTTCATGTGACCCGGCGAACGTCCGGGCGCATGATGGCAAAAACCTGGATGCAATCAAGGCCAGCCTGCAGAGGTTTGGGCAGCAGAAACCTATCGTTGTTGATGAAAAAGGCGTTGTGATTGCTGGCAATGGCACGCTTACGGCGGCGCGGGCTCTGGGATGGGAGGCCATTAACATTGTACGCACTGAGCTGGCAGGGGCCGAGGCTACGGCGTACGCCATCGCAGACAACCGGACGGCGGAGCTTGCCGAGTGGGATGATGAAGCACTGGCTAAACAATTGAGCGCGCTTCAGATTGAAGACGAGGCGCTTATTGAGGCGGCGGGGTTTAGTGATGAGGAAATCACAAAAATATTAGAGGGCAGCGGGATATTCGATGTTGAATCGTCAGAGATGCCGGTGCTGCCCGATGGCGACAGGGCACCTTATCAGCAGAAAACTTTCACCCTGCACGATGAGCAATGCGAGGACGTGGATGCGGCGGTGTCCATTGCCAAGGATATGGGGCACAGCCAAAGCGCAATCAATGAAAATTCAAACGGTAACGCCTTGGCATTTATCTGCCAGTTTTTTGTTAGGGCGCATCAATGAGGGCCAAAGATATACAAGTTCGGCCCATATCGTCACAGGATGCGGTGCGGATTATTAAAAGACTTCATTACAGCGGCAGGGTGACACAGAACAGCCAGCTCCATTTTGGCGTATTCTTAGGCGGCCAGTGTGGTGGCGCTATGCAGTTTGGCCCCAGCATGAAAAAAAGAGAAATGATGCCACTGGTATCAGGAACGCGGTGGAATGGTTTTCTTGAATTAAACAGAATGGCATTGGCTGAATGGCTGCCGCGAAACAGTGAGTCCAGGGCTTTATCAATAACCTTGCGCATGATTAAAAAACACTATCCAAAAATAGAGTGGATCGTTTCTTTTGCTGATGCTACGCAATGCGGAGACGGCACAATTTACCGGGCGAGCGGGTTTGATTTGGTGCAGATTGCAAAAAATAAAAGCCTTTATCGTCTGCCATGCGGCAGGGTTATCAATAATATAAACATGACCGGTAAGTATATGCTCAGGGAATTAAAGAACCGCCCAGACGTATCCTCCTCCTGGTCATATAATAAAAACGCCAAAATACTGGGAGCCAAACCGGTTGAGGGCTACCAGCTTAAATATGTTTACTTTTTAAACAAGGCAGCACGGGAACGGTTAACCGTTCCAGTTATCCCGTTCAGTGAAATTAAAAAACGAGGCGCTTCGATGTATCGAGGCAAGCCCCTAGGCGTGCAAAGCATAGATAGCGATGCATCTAGCGACCAGCTAGAAGAGGGCGGTGCAAGTCCGACCTGCACGCTCCAGGGGGCGGTCAATGGCTAAGAAACCAAGAGCCAAGGCACCGGCCAAGCCGAAGACCAAGAAGAAGCCAGGGCGCAAGCGCAAGGTTTTGACGGAAGAGGCTCAAGATAAGTTTCTAAAAGCCATCAGGCTGGGCTGCCCTATTAAGGATGCTTGCGGCTGCGCTGGCTTTTCGGAGACCTGGTTTCACGACGAGAAGAGACGAGCGAAAGAGAATCCGCAACTGGAAACCAGCAAGCGGTTCGCGGCATTTCTGGCGCGCATAAAAGAGGTTGAAGGCGAAGCAACGAACCGCTGGCTGGCCATGGTGGAAAAGGCTGCAATGTCTGGCACTTGGCAAGCGGCGGCGTGGAAGCTCGAGCGGCGCAGGGGAATGACGCTCAAGGTACAGCAGGAGATAAGCGGACCAGAGGGGGGACCGATAAAACATGAAATCACCGATGCCCGCGAAAGGCTCTTGGACAAGCTGGCTCGCCTCGCTGCCAGTGAAGAGCCGGACGACGTTTCTTAACTCGCTGGACGCGGAAGAAATCGCAGCTCTCGAGAATGACTGGCTCTTCACGGCCAGGCCGGAACAGCTGCAGCCTGATGGGGACTGGCGTATCTGGCTGATTCAATCGGGGCGCGGATGGGGCAAGACCAGGACCGGCGCCGAGTGGGTTCATATGATGGCGATGACCAAACCCGGCATCCGGATTGCCCTGGTTGCACGAACCGCCGCCGATGCCCGGGACGTCATGGTTGAAGGCCAGTCTGGCATCCTGGCTTGCGGTGGCGCCGACCGCCCAGAATACGAACCAAGTAAGCGGCGTGTTACCTGGGCCAATGGAAGCATGGCCAGCACGTACAGCGCCGATAAGCCCGACCAGCTACGTGGACCACAGCATCATATCGCGTGGGCCGATGAGCTGGCGGCGTGGCCTCGCTGGGATACGTGGGATCAGCTCCAGTTCGGGCTTCGACTTGGCGACGATCCGCGCTGTGTTGTAACGACGACACCGAGGCCACTGGCAAGGCTGCGCCGAATCGCCGAAGACTCGCGCACGTACCTGACCCGCGGCGCCACGATGGACAACCGGCAGAACCTGAGCCGGGATTTTATCCGCGCGATTCATGACCGATACAAGGGCAGCACCCTGGGGCGCCAAGAGCTAGATGGTGAGCTACTCAGCCAACTACCCGGCGCGCTGTTTATGCGAGACGATATCGAGAAGCACCGGGTAAAAGAGGCGCCGACCCTGCGCCGGATAGTTGTGGCGGTTGACCCGGCGGTGACCAGCTCAGACGAAGCGGACGAATCGGGCATTGTTGTCGCAGGTCTAGGCGATAACGGTCACATGTTTATTCTCGATGATATCTCGATGCGAGGCACGCCGGACGCTGTATGCCGCCGAGCTCTCGAGGCGTATCACTTTCACAAAGCCGATTGCGTTGTCTTCGAATCGAACCAGGGCGGCGAGACCTGGAAGAGCATAACGGCCCAGCTTGACAGAAACGCAGCGGTCAAACTGGTCCATGCATCTCGAGGGAAACACGCGCGCGCGGAGCCTATCGCCAGCCGGACGGAACAGGGGAAAATTCATTTCGTCGGAATCTGGCCAGAGCTCGAAGACCAGCTCACAAACTACGTCCCCGGCCTAAGCAAAAAATCACCGGACAGATTGGACGCTTTTGTTTGGGCTTGTACTGAGCTGGATATGCTGCCCAGCTTCGACATCTCGATTAATCCTGATGACGGCTTTGTGGCGAGTGCGTGGCTATGAGAGCAGAGGTACGCAAGGCAAGAGCGCGGCGACGGTTCGCACCCGTGGGAAGAACCCGGCGCGGACCTGGCGCACGCAAGGCTGAAGCGCGGAGCAAAGCCCTTGCGCCTAAAATCAAAGCCATCTTTGACCGGTACTATCGGGTCTTGGTCGATGAAGAAATCAAGCGCGTCAAGGGCGTGGTTCGAAAGAGCGCAGCAGACCGCGAAAGATTCATTGAGCAGATGGCGACGCTTTTGACGGTGAGCGGCATCCGCGAAGTGGAAGACGCAGGCCGAAGAGAAGACCCTGAATTTACAGTTTCGCCGACGTTCTATCAGCAATATTTCAACGAGAAGAAGAACGAGGCAACGGCGATGCTCACGAACGTTGATGATGAGTTCAGAAGCAAGATGCGCGAGTTTATGGCCCAGTGGCTAACGGAAGACCCTGGTATCACTCAAGCAGAGCTCGCGCGGCGTATTCGATTTTCTTTCTACGCCGACGGGGCTGAAGTGCTGGCGCCGAATCAGAAGCCAAGCCGGGGAATTCTCGAGCCTCTGGAGCGTGGGCCAAGAATCACCCGCGATGTTTTCGCGCGGGCTTCGCTGATTGCTCGGACTGAAATGGGCATGGCGCAAAACCGCGGAAACTTTGAAGCACTCAAAGCAACAGGTCGAAAATATAAAATGTGGATGCCTGAGCGAAGCGACGGCGGCAGGGGACACCAGGAGATGAAGGGCGAAATTGCCCCAATGGGCGAGCCTTTCAAGTTACCCGATGGAACAAAGATGATGTACCCCGGCGACCCCAACGGGCCAATCAAGCACACTGCAAATTGCAGATGCGGAATCGCAACACCAACCCCAGCCCAAGTTCGAGCATATGAACGGCGGATGGGCATAACTCCGAGCAAGCTGACTGAGCTATAGTCACAAAAGGAATAGACAAGATGGCAGAAGAAAAGAATAAAGACGAGACGCTTGATATTATCGGCGCCAGTGGCCTCAAGCAGTGGGACGGCAAAATCTCCGAAGAGTTTTTGCCTGACCTACAAGGCGACAAAGCGGCGCGCGTGTTCAAAGAGATGAGCCTGAACGAGCCGGTGATAACCGGCATCCTTTACGCCATCCGGACGCTGGTTCGTCAGACCCGATGGGAGATTCGAGAGGCCGACGATACGCCAGAGGCAAAGGCGGCGGCGGAGTTTGTTTCTGAATGCCTGTTCGAAGATATGGAGCAAACCTGGTCAGACACGTTGAGCGAGATTCTGAGCTTTCTGACCTTCGGCTATTCAGTTAATGAAATCACCTACAAGATTAGACGCGGACCAACCGAGGAAGATAAGCGGTTCAAGTCGAAGTTCTCGGACAATCGTATCGGTTGGCGAGGCTTTCCGATTCGAGCTCAAGAGTCAGTCTGGAAATGGGACATCGACAACGAAGACGGTTCAATCCTTGGTGTCTACCAGCAGCCACCGCCGAACTATAATATGCGCTATATCCCGCGGGATAAGTTTCTACTCTTCAGAGCGGATGCCCATAAGAACAACCCGGAAGGCCGCAGCATCCTGCGCGGGTGCTATATCTCATATTACTACAAGAAGAAGATCGCCACCTACGAGGCCATAGGTATCAGCAGGGACCTAGCAGGTCTTCCGGTCCTCGAGGTCCCGCTGCAAATCTTAGCAAGCAGCGCAAGCGCAAGCGAAAAGGCTGTACTGGCAGCAATGAAAAACATGATTCAGCGAGTTGGGCGCGATGAATACGAGGGCCTGGTTATTCCGAGCGAGCAGTTGGCGGACGGTTCCCCGAGCGGCTACAAGCTCAAGCTATTAAGCGCAGGCGGACGGCGCCCCATTGACGTCAACGAAATCATCAAGCGGTACGAGTCGCGAATTGCAATGAGCATGCTTGGCGAGTTCATCTTATTGGGCTCCGAGTCGGTGGGCTCTTATGCACTGGCTGACACCAAAACTTCATTGTTTGCCCAGGCTCTTGGAACGTACCTGGACAGCATGAGCGCAGAGTTTAACAACCACGCAATCCCGAAACTGATGCGCTTGAATGGCTTCGCAGAAAAAGACTTCCCAAGGCTTTCCTATGATGACATCGAGACGCCAGAGCTCGCAGAGTTGACCGGGGCGCTTTCTGGGCTTGTTGGCTCCGGCATCCTGACGCCAGACGATAAGCTCGAAGACTTTGTACGTGAATATGCAAACTTGCCAGCAGTGGATTCCATGACAGCGCGGCAAGAAGAGCCGGACGCCGTAGCAATGACCGAGGAATCCATTAAAGCTTTCGGGGAAGGTGAAGAAAATGAAGACGGTTAACATTGCAGCGCCAGAGGGCTACCACTGGATGGAATATGAAGGCGGGCCGGTTCTTATGGTCGGCGATTACGTCCCCCACGAAGGCGCAGCCGAGTACGTGGCTTTTGAGGTCATTGATGAGCACGACCCCGAGAGGTTGACGCAGCCCGAACCAGTGGAGCAGGGCGCGGAGTGGGACAAAATTTACAATGCAATTCTCGAGCGCACCGGGAACAAAGAGCTGGCAGCCGCAACGGCCACCGCTCGAACTGGTTCGCGATACGAGAAAAGCGAGGAACCCGAAAAGGTTTCAAAGAAAGAAAAGCGGCTTCTCTTCGTTGTAAGCCAGCCGAGCAACCTAGACCGCGTCCGCAAGTTTCACCTGTGCGGCGTTGAAGGCCGAGTATTCAAGGAACAGTATCTGGACCCGCTGGGGCTTGAGCGTTCAGCCGTGGACGTGATTGATTTGGGCGAGCTCGCAGAGCACCAGGACGCCGAACCGTTGGCCGTTGTGGCGCTTGGTAAGGCTGCCAGGCTCGCACTGGGCCAAGCCGCTGATTTCAGCTTGCCGCACCCGTGGAGCATTCGAAAGAGCGGCGACAAGCGCGGAGAGCTCGCGCGTAAATTCAAGCGCATCGGCCAGCTATTGGAAAAACAGCAAAGCTACCAGCCACCGCTGGGCGTCCAGGACGCGGCGGCGCGTGGGCTGATGCTTCGGGCCAAACATGGGCGAGGCGGTACAGAGGTGGGAGTCGCGCGGGCTCGTGATTTGAAAAACGGGCGCCGCGTTTCCATTGATACAATCAAGCGCATGGTGAACTTCTTCACCCGCCACGCTAGAGACCTGGAAGCACCAGCCAACAAGAACCCCAGGGACAAGGATTACCCAGGGGCGGGCCTTGTTGCGCATCTGCTCTGGGGCGGCGACCCAGGGCGGCGATGGGCTGAAAAAATCCTTCGGCAGTACGAGCGGGAGCAAACGAAGAAAGCCGTGAACATTTACAAGGCAGACAAAGCCAAGCGCATCGTCTACGGCGTGGTCTTAGACCCCTATATCGTTGACGCTCACGATGATTATGTAAGCCCTAAAGAGATTGAAGAGACGGCGCACAATTTTATGATTTCAAGCCGGACCATTGGACTTGACCACAACGGCGCCACCGAAGCGCAGGTAGTTGAGTCGTGGGTTGAAAAATATCCGAGTGATGAAGACTATAAAAAAGCGATAAATGGCGAAGAGCACAAGGCGCACAAAAAGCCCTTCGGCGATGACTTCGTGCATTCAGGCTCTTGGATTCTAGGCGTAAAATTAAGCCCTGAAAACTGGGCCAAGGTTCAAGCCGGGGAGCTAAATGCCTTCAGCATCGGCGGCTTCGGAACCCGGGAACCCATCGAAGCAAGCGAGATGCCCAGGGTTGAATTTATAAGTGGTTGACCGAATCTTGAGAATGGGCAATAATTCGGACAGGTCGAGAATCTGACCTACCCAGCCCGAGTCAGGGCGAAAACAATCAAAAAACAAAGCGAGGCAAGCCATGGGCAAGCGTCGAATTACTGCGCTTAAAGACGTTAAGACTCTTGAGGTCTCACTCGTTGAAGCGGGCGCAAACATGAAAAAACGATTTCCAATCATGAAATCACGGAGCGACCAAATGGATGAAATCCTGGTAGAGGTGCTTAAAGCTGAGGGGCAGAGCGAAGCCGTTGAGAAGCTTACAAGCATTCTAAAAGAAGAGATGCCAGAAGACGCGAAAAACGCGGTGATGGCAGCAATGAAACTTCTCGAAGCTTATTCCGATATGATGCCAGTAGGCGAAGCCCTTGCGGCTCTGCGTTCGGCATCTGGCGAAGAAGAAGAAGCGGACAAAGCCGAAATGGAAGAGGCCGCGGAGAAGATGGAAGAGGAAGCCGAAAAGGCAGACGAATCAGAAGAGGAAAAACTGATGAAGTCTCTTGGAGATCTTCCAGCGTCAGCCCAGAACGCCATGCAGGCAATCTGGAAGCGCAGCGAAGAGCTGGCCAAAAAACTCGAAGACCGCGAGAAAGAGCTGGGCGAAGAAATCGCCAAGCGAGCGCGCCGCGAGTATCTGGCCAAGGCTGAAACAACGCTCTGCAACATCCCAGGCCATAGCCTCGAGGAAGTTGTCGATTTGATGATTGATATTAAAGCACGCGACACCGAGCTCGGTGGACGTGTTGAAAAAGCTTTGGAAGCTGCGAGCGCAGCACTTCAGGGCGGGCCGCTTCTCGTTGAAGCAGGCCGCAACGTGCCGGAAATGAACGCGGGCGACCCGTGGGCAAAAATCCAGCAAATTGCGAAATCAGAAGTTGAGACCAGTGGTGGCAAGCTGACAATGCCTGCAGCCATTGCTAAAGCAATCCAAACCAACCCAGCGTTGTATCAAGAATATAATGAGCAGCGCACCGGAGGAAAGTAACATGGCATATGCAGGCCAACAGATTTGCGCAACGTTCGAGGCCGGAGCAGACCTCAGCGCCAAGCAATATTACTTTGTTAAGTTAAGCGCGGCGAACACGGTCAACGTGTGCTCCGCTATCACAGACATTCCAATCGGCATTCTTCAGAACAAGCCCGGAAGCGGCGAAGCTGCGACCGTTTGTCTGTTTGGAATTTCTAAAGTTTCAGCGGATGGAACTTTGGCAGCTGGAAACCTTATCGGGACCTCAGCAGATAGCCAAGCGGACGCAATCACCGCGGGAACTGATACCACCGTTTACACCATGGGCCACGCTCTTGAAGCTGCATCAGCAGGCGACACCGTGAGCATGTTCCTTAACCCAACCGGCTCACGCGCCGCATAAGGGAGTTTTAAGTCATGCCTTTAGTTACGTCTGATGTACATGTAGACCAGGCGTTGAGCAATGTTTCCATTGCTTACGCCCAAGAACAAAATCGATTTATTGCCAGCCAGGTATTCCCCTCGGTCAACGTAAGTCACCTTTCCAATAAATATCATATCTTTTCCAAGGATGCGTACCTACGAAGTGAAGCAGGTTTGCGAGCTCCAGGCTCACGGTCTCGGACTGCAAACTTCCAGCTTTCAACTGGTACTTACTCTTGTGAAGAGTACGGCGTTGCAATGAACGTCGATGACTTGGTAGCGGCTAACGCTGACGCCGGTCTTGATATTCTTACAAGCACAACCAAGTACGTTACTGAGCAGCTTCTTCTGAAGCGTGATCAAGTTTTTGCAGCGGCGGCATTCACCACCGGTGTTTGGACTGGCTCCACCAGCGGCAGCGACATTACCCCGTCCACTCTCTGGAGTGCTTCGGGTGCTACCCCAATCAAAGACATCCAAACGCAGCAAGATGCGGTTGAGTCCAAGACTGGGCGCAAGCCTAACGTTCTCGTCCTAGGATCTGACGTATACACGACACTTCGTGATTCAGACGACATCTTGGACCGCGTTAAGTATTCCGAGCGCGGAATCCTGACGACTGACTTGATGGCGTCAATCTTCGGCGTTGACAAGGTTATCGTTGCGGCTCCAATCGTGAACAGCGGACCAGAAAGCGGAACAGCTTCCTACGGTCGAGTGTTTGACGCGGACGACGCTCTTCTCTGCTACGTTCCAGATGCTCCGGGTCTTATGACCCCATCGGCTGGTTACATGTTCAGCTTCACCGGCGTAAGCGGCGCTTACCAGTTCGAAGGACTGCGCACTCGACGTTACCGCGAAGAAGCAATGCACTCCGAGCGCATCGAAGCTTTGAGCGCGTTTGACTTCAAGGTTACCGGAGCTGACTTGGGCGTATTCTTCAACGAGTGCGTAGCTTAAAATGATTTTTCCAACGCGGGACATTAGGACAAACGACGGGACCATCAAAGCATGGACCCCCGTTCCTGATGCCCGCGATTGGCCGGGCTTTCGGCGAATGATGACGGCGGGAACTCTCGTTGAGGTTCCCGACCGTCTTCTTGCCGACCAAGTGAAACCAAAACAAGAGAAGCGCGGACGGGGGCGACCCCGGAAGAGGGTTGAACCATGAGCTGGTCATACAGTGACGCACTGGCCACGGATCGCGACAAGTTGCGGTTTAAAATAGGCGACACAGACACCAACGAACAGCTCTTGAGCAACGAGCTCTTGGACGCTCTTCTTGCAACACGGGCAACCCCAACACTTGCCGCGATTGATGCCGTCAACGGTATCCTTGCGCAATTTGCCCGCGACATAGACCGCAGCGCCCTGGGTATGGGCGGCGCGCGTTCTCAAAAGACACAGTTCTATCGTGACCTACTCAAAGAGCTTCGGGCCGAAGCAGCCAGGGGCGACACTGGAATCTTTTTCGGTGGCGGCTCTATCTCTCAGAAAGAATCTAACCGCGATGATTCTGACGCACCGCTGACGCCGTTTAGAATTGACCAGTTCAAGAATAATGGAAGCTGAGTCATGGCGAAGGGGTTCAAGCTAGAAATTGATAATGAGTTCTCGAAGTTTGCCGAAGAATTCACCGATGCGCTTGGGGCAGAGCTGGGCCAAAAGCTTGCTCATGCTGGCCAAGTTTTGCAAAACGTCTTGCAAGATAGCACTTCCGAAAACTTGTTTAAGAACCCCAAGGGCACGCTGAAAAAAGGCTGGACCGTGGGGCCTATCAAGATGGGCGAAAACGCTTTCAAGGTAGACGTTTTCAACCTTGTACCCTACGCGGCCATTCATGAGACCGGCGGCGTGATTCGACCTAAGCGCGTGAAGGCTTTGGCTGTACCGAATCGGGATTATCGGCCCATCATTAAGAACGGGTCACCGATAGCGCCTCGGGAGTTTGACCCAGGCCGGACGCTTTTGAAGTTTTACCCGGCCATATCTCCAGGCAGACTGCGCGGCTATTTGGTGGACAAGAGAACGGGCCAGCTTGCATATACGCTGATGGCATCGGTAACAATCAAACCGACGAACTACGTCACCGAAGCGATAGACGAAGCCACACCAGCCATTCTCGAAATCACCGGCGGCGCCGTCGTAACCGCAATGGGCAAGGCGGGCTAAAATGGGTACGCCAACTAGAAAGCTGATTCTTGAGAATCTCCAGACAACGTTCGAGGGCGTGACCACGGGCAACGGCTACAAAACGACCGTGACCACCGTCCAGGCTCTGGCGCGTGGCTATTTCGACGTGAAGACAGGCGAGCGGCCTTTTATTGGGTACGTCCCAACATCGGAAAGCTTCCAACACCAGCCAGGCGGCAACATGTACAGCACCATGAACGTCACGGTCATTGGACATATCGCAGGCAATACACTGGGCGAGCGTCAGACAAAGATAAACAACCTTATCGATGATGTGATTGCAGTCTTAAACGTGGACACTACCAGAGGCGCCAACGCAATCAGCACAACGGCAGTAAGCGTAGACACGGACGAAGGCGATCCTGATGCCTATGGTGATGGTAGCTTCGTAATGCAGACCCAGATAAAATACATTCGAACAACGGCAGCGAGTTAGAAAATGAAAATCAAATATGTGGGCGATGATTTAGCGGCGATTAGGTACGGTGACAGCTTGCTGAAAAACGGAGACGTTTTAGATTTGCCGGACGCAGACGCGAAGCAGCTGCTCAAATCTGAGCGATTCGAAGCCGTTAAGAAAAAAGCGAAAAAAGCCGCAAAGGCTGAAGAGACACAAAACGAGGAGAGCTGATTATGGGCGCAAGTACAGACCACGCACTAGGAAGAAATCTGCGATTCTTCTGCAAGAAAGAAAGCACCGCGGGCGGTGCATACGGAACCAGCAGCCAAGAAGCCTTGGCTGGCAGCGATGCTGCCAAGGTTCTATCCAGCTCTATGGAATTCACCGTCGCGCGTAATGACCGCATGGACAGCCGCACCAGCCGGTCAGTTATGGAGCGAATCACGGGCAAGCAGGAAATCAGCTGGAGCTGCGAAAGCTACCTGCTGCCAGCTGGCAGCACAACGGCGCCAGACATTGACCCGTTTATCGAAGCGGCGATGGGTGGCAGCTTCGGCGGCAGCACTGCGAAGACTTACGAGTTTTCAGATTCTAACGCTCTGCCAACTTGCCGAATCGCACGAACAGCCAACGGCGTTTTGCGTGAAGACCTCTTTGGCGCCTACGTGGAAGAGATGAGCATTTCAGCAAGCGGCGGAGAAGAGCCCAAAATCAGCTTCAGCGGCGGAGCCTTCAACTATGCGTTGACCGGCACAGGTTCAGCCGATGGCGTGGGCTCTTCAACAACGGCTCTGGCCGTTCACTCTGGTGAAGGTGTTGGCTTTATGGTGGGCTCTGTTATCAGCCTGAACAGTGCCGAAAGAACAATAACAGCCAAGACAGGCGCTGACGCTCTAACACTTGATTCCAATCATAGTTGGAGCAATGACGACGCGGTTACGCCTTCAACATACACCGAAACCACCGCAGGGAATCCAGTCAACGGAATCAGCGGAAGCCTGATTCTTAACAGCGTATCACTTCCGGTGACTTCTTTCGATGTGACCGTCACCAACGGAATCAAGGCGCTTTCAGATGAAGCCTTTGAAAAAGGAACTTCCGATTTCGTGGCCGGTTTTCGTTCAGTAAAGGGCAACATCTCAGTGCGAGCCAGAAAAGACTTCATTGCATCACTGGCCCAGCGATATGTTCAATTCAACGGCACCGACCCAACCGCCACCAATTACGACCCAACTTTCTCGAGCGTGGCCCTGGTAGTGACCATGGGCAGCACAACGGGCTACAAGGTAGTGGCAACGATGAGCAATGTTGAAATCGATTTCGCTGGGATTGAAATCCCAGAATCAGAGGAAGCGGTTTTGAGCTTGCCTTTCACAGCATTAGGAACGAGCGGAAGCGACGAGCTAACGCTTGCATGGAACCAGTAACATAAACAAGGAAACCAAAATGACATACAACGCAGAGGACGTGAGGGTATACGTTCCAAAGTGGAATGATAATCGGGACAAGCCCGAAGAAGAGCAGATGAGCGCGGAGCTTGCGCCGATGACAGGCGGCGAGCTTCGAGCAGCCCAGCGGGCAAGCATTGGCAAGGATGGCAAGGTAAGCTTGAAAGCGGCTGAGGCTGCGATTGAAAAGATTATCAAGGCGCGGGTGGTAAAACTGGACGGCGCCACCGATATCCTAGACCGGCCAATCGCTGACGGCGCAGAGCTTTGGGACCGTGGGGAGCAGTCTTTGATCGATGAGCTCTACAACGCAATAACGGAAATCTCTACTTTGTCGGAGGGGCTCCGAAAAAAATAGAGCTGGCTGCTCGATTCTTTTCGAGTGGCCATGCCTCTCTAAAATGGAAATGCTCAAGATGCAGGGGGCCAGAGGCGGCAGAGCATGACCACAAGCGAGAGTTTAGAAACTGCGACGATGAGACGACGCAGAACCTAGCTTTCGAGTTTGCCCCATCGCTTCGGCGATGCCCCTGGTCACAGATTGACGC